CGGATACAACCTGTCTTCGGACAGCTACTTCTGCGACGTCTGGGCCTTCCACAAGGACCTGGGATCGCAGGTGCGAGCCAATGCTGATGCGGGCGTGGACCTGGAGCGCGGAGCCGTCCAGTTCGTAACGCAGCGTCTGCTGCTCCGTCAGGAAATCCAGTTCGTATCTGATTTCTTCACCACCAGCGTGTGGGCGACGGATGCGACTCCCGCGAATCTGTGGTCAGACTACACGTCGTCAGACCCCATCGAGGATATCGAGACCGCGAAGGAAACGATCCTCAGCACCACGGGGTTCATGCCCAACACGATGGTTGTCGGGTATCAGGTGTTCCGTAAGCTGAAGAATCACCCGGACATCGTGGACAGGATCAAGTACACGACCGCAGAGAACGTGACGCCTCAGCTGCTGGCCCGCATGTTGGAGATCGATAACCTGTACATCGCCAAGTCCATCAAGGCGACCAACCAGGAAGGGGCCACGGGCGCGTATGCGTTCACCCACGGAAAGCATGCGCTGTTGTGCTATGTGAATCCCACACCGGGACTGATGACCCCTTCGGCGGGGTACACGTTTGCCTGGACCGGCATCAGTGGATCACTGGGTGCAGCCATCGGGATCGACAGCTTCGAAATCCGCAAGATCAAGGCTGTGCGGTACGAGGGTGAAGTGGCGTTCGACAACAAGGTGGTGGCTTCGGACCTTGGCTACTTCTTCAATGGCGCAGTTGCGTAGTGGGATGGGCCACATCGGGCATGTGGCCTTGTCCACTACATGAAGGAGTTGTTCCATGGCAATCCATCAACTGACGAGAGGGCGAACCAAGGTCGGGCAGTTGGTAGGGGTACTGGAGTACAAAGATGTGTCCCTGACCAACACGAATATGCTGGCACTGCGAGCGACCCCTATCACCCTGGTTGCGGCCCCGGGCGCAGGAAAGGCGTTGATTTTCCTAGGCGCTCAACTGTTTTTCGACTACACCGCGGCGTATACGGAGTCGGATGACAACCTGGCCGTCAGATACACCAATGGATCAGGGGCTCAGGCATCTGAGACTTTTGATTCTACGGGATTCGTGACGGCCACGGCCGATGCGCACGGGTACATACAGCCACAAAGCTCGTTGGTGACGGGCAATGCGGCGTTGGTCCTGCACAATACGGGAGACGGTGAACTGGGCGGAGGCAACGCCAGCAACGCCGTCAAGGTGCGGACGTTTTTCAAGACCGTGAAGTTGCTGACCTAACAGCAAGGGGGAGACTATGCAATGCGTGGTGTTACGACAGTTCGAAGGGGCACAGCGACGGTTTGCCGTGGGCGAACTGGTCGATGCTTCGGAATGGCGGAACCGAACGCGGTTGATTACGCAACGGTATCTTCGACCAGCCACGGACGAGGAATTACATCAAGCCGTGGTGGTCGAAGAACCGGTATTCCGTCCCGCACGTAAGCGTCAATGACCGGAGGCCGTCAATGGCGTGGTCCTACAATCCCTCGTTGGTCTCGACTCGGGACCGCGTTCGGGTATTGATTGGCGACACAGACGTTGATGACCAACAACTAACCGACGAAGAAATTGCGTTTTTCCTTTCTTCTGAAGGGAACCAGTACGCGGCGTCCGCCTTGGCCTGCCGCGTACTGGCCGCAAAATACGCCCGATATGCCGACAAATGGGTAGGTGACCTCAAGATTCTCGCCTCTCAGAAGTCCCGAGCATACGAACGGCTGGCAGAAGCGTACGATACGCAAGCCAACGCAAGCGCCAGCTTCAGTGGGGTGCCGTCGGCCGGGGGCATTTACGTCGCAGACAAGGACGAACAAGAAGCAGACACCAGTCTGGTGACTCCCAGTTTCCGTAGGGGGTCCATGGACAATGTAGAGGGCTGACATGTTTGAGCCCGAATTCTTGTCCATGATGCCCCACACGGTGCGCATCAGTCATCAGACGGGTACCGATGTGTACGGCAATCGGACGTTCGGGTCTACAACGTCTTACCGGTGTCGCGTCGTAGGAAAAATTCTGTCCCTTCGACGAGGAGACCGAGAAGAATTGACGGTCGTCTACGACATTTACACGGATATGGGATCGGATTCCATGACCGTGAATGACAAAGTCGAGTTGGACGGCGACCCGGCGTGGGTCGACCAGACACCCGAGGTTTTCGCGGTGTCACGCGTTACCGATGAAGATGGTCACCATCACACAAAGATTCAGTGTGGATGGATGTATCATCGACAGGGGCAGTGATGGCGGGGTTTGCTCAGAAATTCATTCTCCCCCCGGATATGGACCCCCGGGTACGGGATATCTTTCTCAGCGAGCAACGAGACATCAAACGTTTGACTCGGAGAAGTTCAGCGACCTCCGCCGCCGGAATTTCCATGGAACTGTATGGAGTGGGAGACACGACGATCAATATTAAGCGGTACATGGACCAGGCGGTTTTCTTTTCCAGTTTTGTGTCGTTTAAGACGGCGCAGATGGTATTGGAAGAAAGTCGAAAACACACACCCTGGGACACGGGCCAGTTGCTGGAATCGTCGTGGGGGCCGCGGGCGACTGAATATGGGTTGGAGGGGGTTCGGGGACCGACAGTCGTTAAAGAAAATATTGAGGGGACAGTTCAGCACCCGGATATCGAAGTTACGTCCGTGTGGAGTTATCCACGAGCCGGAGGCGGGTTTACTCATCAGCAGAAATGGTCCGTAGGGTATGACGCGGAGTACGCCACGGAAGTGCACGAAAATACCCGAAACGTGCAATTCAACCAACCCGGAGGACAGCGAACCCCGACGGCCCCGTGGAAGTACATGGACCTGCCGAAAGAAGACCATTTCTTGTCCAATGCGCTAATGCGACTCCGTCCCATGATGGAGCCCAGTATGTGGAAAACGCTGGATGTACTGGACATGGCGTTGCGAATGCAGGTCAAGCAGAAGGCTACGCCTCCACCCACGATGGGTCGACTGGTAAAGAATCCGGTGCGATGACATGGCTGTTGCCGAGGACATTGCCACACGGTTGCAAGACCAAGGAGTGGCAACACAGGCCGTTAACTTGTTCATTGGACACATGCCTGCGTCCCCTGACACGTGTTTGACGTTGTACGAACGCGGGGGAGGCCCCTCAGTACGGGCTATGGGATCCACCACTCCCCCGGTGGCCGATCAACCCATGGTGCAGGTGGCGGTCCGGGGCGCGACCTATGCCGATGCACGGGCTAAAGTCTCAGCCGTGATCAACGCCTTGGATCATTTTGTGGGCGTTATTAACTCGACGCGGTATCTGCTGATTGAGCTGTCGTATGCTCCCATTCTGATGGCACAGGATGAGAATCGACGGACAATGTATTCCGTCATGTTCAATGCCATGAAGGAACGGTCGTGAAGCTGTCCTTGGTCGTGCAGCAATTGATGGCGGTGCGGGCCTCACTGGATGCGGCCAGTGCGTCGATCACGGCGCTGGTCAGTGCGATTGAGGAAGAAATCCGAGGTGCGCATCCCCCGCCACCGCGCACGCCCGACGGACAATGTACACATCCCCAGGAACGGCTACTGCGGATTCCGACCATGGGCAGTCCACATCGCGTACTGTGCTTGGTCTGTCACGAAGAATTTGATGCGGGAGGAGAATAACCATGGCCGGATTTGTCATGTTGAACGCCAAGGTGCTGCTGGGAGGCTATAACTTTTCCGGCCAGCACAATTCTTTGACCTTGGAACACGGAGCCGAAATGCTGGATGAAACCGTGTTTCAAGCCGGAGTCAGCGGGGCGACTCGAAAGTTCAAAGCCGGATTGAAAACGTTTTCGTTCAATGGCAACATTTTCTGGGACGACACCACTGATGAAGTGTTGTTCAACCGGATTGCCGCGGATCGGGCAGAAATGTCGTTTGCGCCCGTCGGTGAGACCGAAGGCGACATTGTGTTTTGCACCCGAGGCGTGAACGCGACCTACAATCCGGTCAGTGGCGCAGTCGGTGAACTGTTGCAGGCCACGATGGAGGGACGAAACTCCAACACGCCGTTGGTGCGAGCCCAATTGATGAAGTACGGGACGGTCACCGCAACGGGGAACAGCACGGGCGTTCAATTGGGGAGTGCTGCGAACAAGATCGTGTATTCCTGTTTGCATGTGCTGGCTCCGGCCATTGCCGGAGGAGGGGGTGAACAAGTCATCGTCACCATTGAGTCGGACGACAATGCTGGTTTCACCTCAGCGACTACACGACTGACCCACACGACGAAAACCGTTCTCGGGTCTGATTGGCAGCAAGCGGCCATCGGCGCGGGCGTCACAGACAACTACTGGCGTGCCAAGTGGACCGTTTCTGGCTCAGCACCCAGTTTCTCGATATATGTATCGGTCGGAATTCTGTAACGGAGGACACCAATGGCGACAATGGTCTACACGGATGCAATGGTCGTGATCAACTCGGTGAATCTG